TATATGGAAACTAATCAACAGAATTATTGATGGCATGGAAACAAAGCTAGATGTTTTAGATGATAAGGTTGCAGATCAGATAGAGCAAATGGAATCAAGGCTAGGCACAAAACTGGACTCACAGCATGGAATACTGGTAGCATTGATAGACAGAGTACGCAGTCTGGACAATGAGATCATACGACAGGACACACTCATCAAGACTATTTTGGGCGTGCCACAGTTGATAGACAGCAACAAGATTGCAAAGGCAGATAGAGATGATCAAAGAAAAGACTGATGAACCTACAAGATAGTTTGTTTGCAATTATAGGAATAATCTTAGTTCTTATTGTGGTTGCTGTACAACAACTACAGGCAGATGAAATGGTTCATGACTTTAAATCACCATCATTTAATGGGCAGGGTACATCAAGCCACTATCTAACTATTGAAAATCAAGAATTCAACAGAGCAGAATCTATTAGGAAAGAAATAGAAGCTCTAAGAGATGAAATAGAAAGGGAAGAAAACAACACAGTAGAAGCAAGGTTCATGAGGAATCTTACCAGTCGTATTTATGCCAACCTTGCGAGACAAATAGAAGCATCATTATTTGGAGAGCAAACAAGTAAATCTGGTGAAATGGAATTAGATGGCAATACCATTGAATATGAAATAACAGACGAAGAGGTTAGAGTAACTATCACAGACGAGGACGGCAATGTTACAGAAGTCATTGTGCCTATTGGCGGTTTTACTTTCTAGTTGTACTTTAATGATTGACCCTCTACAGAATAACTTACCACCTGTAGAGTATGTAGAAAAAGCTAATACAGTTGTGCTACATACTGACCTTGCAGACGTTGATGAGCCAGAAAGAAAACCTGTTATTGCTGTATACGCTAATGATTTTAAAGACCAGACAGGGCAAAGACGATCTAACTCTAAATATGCCACGTTTAGCACAGCAGTAACACAAGCACCACACGCATACCTGATAAGGGCGCTTAAACACGCAGGAGCGAACAAAAATGGTTTCTTTGAGGTAGTAGAAAGGGTATCGCTAGATGCGGTTACAAAAGAGCGACAGTTGATACGATCTACAAGAGAAACATTTGAAGAAGAACAAAAGCTCATGCCACTGAAGTTTGGCGACATGATAATGACTGGCGGTGTCCTATCCTATGAAGCAAACATAGAGAGCGGAGGGATAGGTGCGAGGTATTTAGGTATCGGTATGTCACGAAAAATAAGACGTGACCAAATAACCGTAAGTCTTAGAACAGTTTCGGTTTCTACAGGTCGTGTGCTTATAGAAACATTAGTTACAAAAACAGTTTTCTCAGCATCACTTGATAATGATGTATTTAGATTTATATCTGACGAGACAGAACTGGTAGAATTGGAAGGTGGTACTGTAAAGAACGAGCCAATGAGCATAGCTTTGCAGATAGCAATAGAAACAGCAGTGCTTCAGACAATAGAAGAAGGAGTGAAACATAATTTTTGGAGGTACAAATGAAGAAAATTTTACTCATGTTTCTGTTAGCTATGCCATTGATGGGTGCTGACAATGAAATATTCGTTGACCAGAGCAGTGGTTCATCAAACTCTAATATGGATTTAGAGCAACTAGGCTCAGGTAACATAATTGGAGGTATAGATGCTGTAGCAGGCACAATGACTGCTCTTGACTTAGACGGTACAGCTATGACTCTTGACATAAATCAGATAGGAGACAGTAACAAATTCTTAGGTGACATCACCGCAGATTCATATACTGGCTTCTTTGAGTTTGACGGTAACAGCAACACCTTCAACATGAACACAGATAAGACAAACACCTATGGTGCAGACTCATCTAATGTAAATGTTGACGTAACAGGTAACAGCAATACGTTCACTTTGAATCACGCTACTGTTGCTTTGGCAGATACTCTTGATCTTGATTGGATTATTAACGGTTCTAGTAACAGTATTACATCTGCCATAGACATTGATGGTGCTACTAATTATATGGATATTGACGGTTCTGATAATACTGTCACATATGATGGAGATGGTTACGCAGGTGGCTACTTTTGGTTAGATCACACAGGTAGTAATAGAACTTTTAACATCCAACAACAAAGTACATTAGACAATGATTGGCTTAAGATTATTAGCACTGGTTCTACTACTAGCTCAGTCTGTGTTATCCAAAACGATCAGGGCGGAAGCACCTCTTGTTAGTATTGGAAACATAAGCGAACTAAAAGGCAACGCACAGGTTTACAGAGACAAAGCCTATGGTGCTGAGTTGGCTTTTCCTATACAACAGCTTGATAACGTAAAAACTGAAGCAGGCAGAGTTGCTATAAGGTTTGAAGATGATACCGTTGTAAGAGTTATGGATCACAGTAAGCTAGTGATCAATTCTTATATCTATGACCCAAACCCTAAAAATTCTGAAATGGCTTTGCGGTTTGCTAGCGGTACTGCACGCTTTGTCACAGGTAAATTCAACAATAAAAAGAAAATAAAAATATCAACTCCAAGTGCTGATGTTTTTGTCTTAGGGACTGATTTTACAATCACTACCACCCCAGAAACTGGAGCCTCATTGGTGATTCTATTGCCTGATAAATATGGAAATTCAAGTGGTGAAATATCTGTAGAAACAGCCGCAGGTCAAGTTATCTTGAATCAACCATATCAAGCCACAACTACAAGCACTTTTAACTCCGCACCTTCTAAGCCAGTAACTTTAGATATAACACTTGATCTAATAGACAATATGCTAATTGTAAATCCACCTAAAGAAAGTGATAACATCATTGCCGAAGAGGCACAAAAATCAAGTGCTGACTATCTAGACTTTTCTGATCTTGATATAGATTTTCTAGCTGAAGATTTTTTAGATAACTCTGAAGAGCTTACTTTCACAGAATTAGATATTAACTATCTAGACGTAAACTTTCTTGAAGACTTACTTAACATTATAGATGCACTAGCTGTATCTGAAGAGGAGGATAAGTTAAATCAACTTGCAACAGGTATAAGAATAGCAGGTACAGAAATAGGGCAAGACAAAGACACACAAATAACAACCATAATTACTGGTCAGATAGTTAGTATTAGAAGGGCGGTAAGTGATACATTTAGATTAGATTTAGATGGTTCTAGTTCATACACTTTGCTACTTACACAAAACGGTGTAGAAAATTTAGTCAAAGTGAATGGCGGCTCAGACAATACAATCAAAATAACTCAAGGTAATTGATGATTAAATACCTTATACCTTTAGTCTTGATAGTCACACTAGCTTTACCTCTAGCCTATCAGACAACTCCCACAGAGATGATCAAACTAAAGACCTTTGATGCTTTTGTACCAGAGAAAGAAGCCTCAGGATATTTCACTATACTCAACATAACCGACAAAGATTTAGAGAAGTATGGCTATCCACTCAGAAGAGAAATACTTGCACAGATTAACGTAGCCTTACTGCAAAAAGGAGCTATTGGTTTAGGTATGGTCATGTCTTTTCCGATAGACAGTCCGTTTGGAAAGGCAGATGATGATGCTCTAGCAGAGTCGTTATCTTTTGCGCCTAGTGTTATAGCAACCTTTGAGAACAACTCTAGCGACTATCCTAGAACCACAGGCACAGTAATCATGGGCGAAGGTGCTTCTGGCATACCTGCCTATGGTGTTAGACAGAACATAGAAGCGATTAGAGAGGTGGCAAGCGAGGGTATAGCAGTCAGTAGACCTGAAGTAGATTCGTTGATTAGAAGGCTTCCTTTGCTCCTTAAAACACCTGATGGGTGGGTCAGTGCCTACGGTACAGAAGTTCTTAAGACTATGGTTGATGCAGATACCTACATCATAAAGACCAACGAGGCAGGTATTGAAGAAGTAGTTGTGCAAGGTATACCGCCAGTCAAGACAGACTATTTAGGTCGTAAGTGGATTAGTTGGGTAGACACACCCCAGACTACGATAGAAGAAATGGATGTAGAAGGTCGCTTTGTGTTTGTTGGTTACTCTGCAAAAGGTGTTTCACCACAGTTATCCACAAGCAAAGGCTATAAATATCCACATGAGATACAAGCGGCTTTAGCAGAAAGCATACTGATACAAGACAGTCCATACGTTCCAGACTACGCTCTAGCTGTAGAGTTGGCACTATTTATCCTCTCTGTCGCATTTGTTTACGTTCTCCTGACCGTTCTAGGGGTCACATGGGGTCTAGTATCATTTGCAGGTATCTTCTCTCTGACAGCTTATTATGGCTTCTACACGATACAACAAGGTCTTTTGATAGATGTAACATGGACTCTAATCTCACAATTTATCACAGGATCAGTAGCTTTCTATTTAAGATTTAGAGAACAATACAAGTTAAGACAGCAAATTAAGAAACAATTTGAGCATTACTTAGACCCTAGACAGGTCAAGGAATTACAAAAGAATCCAGATCAGTTAAAGCTAGGTGGAGAGAAGCGCTATGCGACCTTCCTCTTCACTGACGTTCGTGGTTTCACATCCCTTTCTGAGAGTCTTGAACCAGAAGAAGTGACTTACATAATGAACAAAGCACTTACAGCGCAACAGTCAGCAGTACAGAAGCACGGAGGAATGGTAGATAAGTATATTGGCGATGCAATGATGGCTATATTTAACGCTCCTTTAGACCTAGAACACCATGAAAACAAAGCCATAGATTGTGCTTTAGATATACAAAAAAACATGGAAGTATTGAATGACGAGTTAGTAGAGAAGGGCATCAAATCTGTAGCTATCGGTATAGGTATAAACACAGGCTATGCGGTTATAGGAAATATGGGCAGTGAGCAAAGGTTTGATTACACAGCTATAGGTGATGCAGTGAACACAGGCGCAAGACTAGAAAGCGGCACTAAAGATGCAGGAGTAGATTTGCTCATTGGTTACAATACTGCTATAAAGAGTGACTATACTTTGAAAAAACTTGAGCCAATAGCGGCAAAAGGTAAGAAAGAACCATTACAGGTGTATACAT